CCCAGTCTGCTCCAGTGGTCAGCGAGGAGTTCGACAGGCCGGTAGTGGCGTTACCGGTATTGGCGTTAGTAATGGCAGCGTTTTGACCAATCGAGCCACGAGCGCCATTGACGCGGGTACCAACAACCGTTGCGGCCTGAATCGAATACAGCTGATCCGGGTCGTCATTCACGCGAACATAAATATCGCGATAGCCAGCGGTATACGCGCCAGAGGGCAGGTACTGACCAAACACCGTGTACTTCAGGGTCGGATCGGTATAGCGCACGCCCACGCAAACACCAACAATACCGGCCGTTGAGGTCGTCGGGCTGGTGCCGGTGATGGGGGTAATGACGCCGTTTGCCGCAAGCGTCATGATTTGGCCTGTGAAATAGGCGAAAGCAACGTTGCTGGGAAGTAGATATTCCCGGATAACGCCGCCGTTATTGGACTGGCCGCCGATCAGATTGATCGGGCGAAGTCCAAAAGGAGAAGCAGTTGCAGCCATTTAGGCCTCCAAAAATAAGTGTTAAGAACCTGAACCAAAACCACTGCGCGAGGTCTCAGACTTGTGGTCTTTGAACAGAGGCATACGGGGGTCATTCTCACGGAACAGCGTGTTATTGACCGAATCCATCTGTGCGCGGGCTTGCTTGTTGTAATACACGTTGCGCTGATCCATAAGTTCGGTAGGGATCTTGCAAAGAATCAAGCCGCCAATTTCAACATTCCCATCACGGTTCGCTTCAAGCCGCAGCTCATGATGCTCCGAGGCTTTAACGGGCTCCCAGCCCTCACGCAGTTTGCCCGACATATTGGTCGGATCTTGCTGCCCAAGAATAGCTGTTCGCACCCAGCGGAACGTATATCCGGGAATAGGAGTCGGTTCTGGCAGAACAGAAGCCGGTTGCCACTGACGAACCTGCCGTTCGCGAATCTCTGTCTCGCGTGTAACAACGCTGCGTTCAGTACGGGTTTCTGCCATTTTAAGACTCCAATTTCATGAGTTCCCGAGCATATTGCTCAGGCGTGATGCCCAGTTTCTTTGATATCTGGACTTGGCTAGCCTTGAGTCGGACCTTATTAGATCCAGTACTCCTGACCGCCGGAGCGACAACCGTGCTAGCTTTGGGTTTAGCCGGTTGAGGCTTAACTTCTTCAGGTTCCTCCGAAGCAAATGCCTCCGGGAACCGTTTGCGCATTGTTTTGTCCAATACGTCCCAATAAGCGTCAGACCCCGGTACTACCCCAGATCGCTGCAATTTATTGTGCAGACCGAAAGCCAGAGCAGTCATTTCGTCGTCCTGACCAAACCAAGTATTACGCTTTCGCCACGCAATTAACTTGGGATCGGAGACTTCCGAAACCTGATTAGTTTCAGGTTGTACCTCAGTTTCTTCTTGCTGTAAAGGGGGTAGTTTAAAATTCTGCGCCTGCATCACCTTCATATTGGCGGTTTGCAGGTTTTGCTGGGCTTCAAGTACTCGATCTGAGTCGCCAGACTCAAAAGCATCCTTATATTCTTTCTTCGCGACCTCTAGTTCCATAGAGGCGACGTTCTGAATAGAGGTGGCGTATTCCTTCTCGCCAACCGTCAGGATGTTCTTAATCCGCTTGTTTTCTTCCAGAAGCCGCTGCGCGAAATTAAGGGCCTCCTGCTGCTCGCGCAGCGCGGCCTCCTTCTCCCGGCGCTCGTCGTGCCAGACCTTGCGCATCTGTTTAAGCCGCGTTTTGACGTTATCGTCATACGACTCCAACTCGTCTTGCTCAAGCTCCGTCACCAGCTCAGCTGGCATAGGAGTACGCCCACGGTCTTCTTCGGGCGTATCGTCTTCGATCTCAATCTCGATTTCCGGCGCAGCTTTTTTCTCGGCTTCGTCGGGGAATTTAAATTCTTGCAGGTCTAATTGAGGCATTTTGTACTCCTCTTATTTACGTTTAATGCCACGGGGATCTTCGACAACCCCCTCCACGGAATCATCGTTGATGATCCTAAACTCGCGTCCATGAATGACTAAGCGGGTGCCAGCATGGGGCCTGACCAACACGAAATCTCCCTGTTTACACCACGGTCCAGTGGGAAACTTAGAGGTGTCTTTATAGCAATCAGGGCCTAAATCCACCACAAACAACACCGTGGTTAAGATTTCTTCGTTCCTGATCGTAATGTCAGACTTAATAAGGCCAGAATCGCTTTCCTCAAACTCGCGATCAATCTCAGGAATCGCGCATAAAATGCGGTATCCAGACGGTTTGGGGAGCTGTTTAGCCTTTTCCTCTGACGTAGCAGAGGGCCTGTATGCACCAACTACCTGTGGGTTGCTGGGGTTTGTAGCCAGCAAAATATCACTCATCCATGTTCTCCAAAGTTGATTTAAGGTCTATGGCATAACTACGAACAGTGAGAAGACCCCTAATCTCACCGCACATTCTTTTGTACTCTTCAAACGTTTCCGCTCGGCCTGACGACAAAAAGTCCTTAACCTGTTCGACTTTCTCGTCTGTTTGCTTGATTAAAACTTCTAGCGGGGTCATGCGTTATCCTTTTTAAGCGGCTGCCTAGTTTGCTGCGCTTTTGCCTGCAACTCATCGTGCCGCGCCTGCATAGCCTTGAGTTTCTCCTCTTGGTGTTGATCAGACAGATGTTTCAGGAAGTCCGCGCCCAAAGTAATAGCCTGAGTAGACTTCTTATTACTCATATCAGCTGCGGCTTTTAGCAAACTAGCCTTAACCCTAGCTTGTTCGGCTTGCTGTTGAGCCGCAATGCGCTCACGTTCAATCTGCATCTGCTGCTGTTTGACTGCTGCATCGGCCTGATCTTTAGCCGCTTTGCGCTGCTGCTCCTGCGCTTTAATCTGAAGCTCTTGCATCTGCATCTGAACAAGCGGGTCTTGGGCCTGCTGCTGGGCTTTCTGCTGGGCCGCCTGTTGTTGATTGCCGGCAAGTAGTCTTTGAGCGGCTTGCGCCAATACAGGAGCGAGCTGAGCCTCCACATGCGGGTCCATCGGAATATCTTCGCCCGATTCGTCTTTCTGCGGGGGCAGCGTAAACCCGAGGTTTTGCTCAATCTGCTTGCGATACTCAAACCCAAGATGCTCATTGATGTGAGACATCATGGCCGCTGAAAGTTGCTGGGCCATCGGGTTGTTTTGCAGCAATTGCTGGATCTTGGGATCTTGCATAGCCGACATATGAACCATGATGTGGGCCTGATGGTCCTGATAAGCAAAAGCCTTGACCGGCTTCATCATCAGCACATTTTGGTTTTCCGATACCGGATCGGTCGGCCTTTGGTCCTCGGCCATCGGGACCAGCTTTTCAGCGTCTTTAATACCCAAAACATCCAGCATCTGGCGGTGCAAAAGCGGCATGTTATAGAGCTGCGGAGACTGCTGAGCGAGCTGAAAAACCGCCTGATACTGGACGATCTTCTGCGCCATAGTGGCCGCATTCGGATCGCTCACAGGGATTACATCAACGTCGTCGTAGTCCGACTTTTTGGCTGCCCGACCAGCGTTGTCCGGCTCGTAGGCATACTCCTCAGGGGTGTAATCCCTAATAATGTCTCGCAAAAGCACAAGCTCTTGCTTCATCGAATAGTGAATACGCGCCTGAACAGCGCTCATGGTCTTGAGCGTACGCTCCAGAATCGCCAGTGTCGTCCCGACCGGAGCCTGAGCGGACATATCGCTAATCTGAAGATCAGCCGTGTTAGCAAACCGCCGCCCCTCCTCAATGATCCTATCCATCAACCCAGCCAACGTCTGGCTCGGCTCTTTATATGGAAGCGCCATGAGGTTGTCGCGGATCGTTCCAGAAGGAACGTCCACATCTCGCCACTCACCGGGGCTAATAGGAGTGTCGTCGCCTTTGACCCGCATTCCACGGGCTTTGAAACCACCGGGCAAATTGCTCAGAGTTCCAGCATCGACCAACTGACGCAGCAGTGAAGTGCCGCTCTTTGCGTAAGCACCGATTAAATGAATTAGTCCAAAGCAATAAAAACCAAACCCGGGGATATAGCCGTAATGGACGAAGTGTCTGCGCTTGGTGTAAGTATCATCGTCCGGGTGCCAATTGCGGCGGATAGCCAAAATCTTGGCTGAGCCCTTCTCAAGCGTTACTACGTACGGCAGCTTCAGGCCGTCTTCGTCCTCGTAGCCGGGAAGATCCAGTTCAACGTGAATCTCCAATAGCTTGTAACGGTCGTCCGAAGTCGCCCGGAAACCCAGCCGCTCAGCGATCTTCTTTTCAACTTCGTCTAGGACATTGTTGGGTTCCCCAAGGTCGATGTCCCTGTAAAACCCAGCTACTTGGAGCCTTCGCAGCTCATTTTCAGTCTTACGCATAACATGCGTAACACGAGGTGAAGACGCCAAATCACTTGCCCCGTAGGGCACAACGATGTCCTCAGCGGGCACATACATCGAAACTTGGCGCCGCATGGTCGGGTCGTAATACACCTTCTTGAAGGCATTACCCGCAAGCCCCAGACCCCACAACATACGCTCATGCTCGGGCCGGTATTCAGTCATAACGTCCGTTAGCTGGTGATTCATATCCTCACCAACACGCTCAGCAGACTCCTTTTTAGCCGGCGTTTCTTTACCAATGACCTTCGTTTTGACCGGACCCCCAGCGGGGAAGGTGCTCATCATGGTCTCGGACTGAAACTTAACCAAGGCTTCAGAAAGCATGGGGTGAAACACACCACACGCCCCCTCCCACGGCTCAGTCCGCTCTTCTAGCTTCAGACCAAGCAGCTCTAGACCGTCCACATACGTTTGGATCCAATCTTTGCGCCCAGACAAGTCGTCGGTGTAGTCACTAATTAACTCAGCCGCCAAAGAGTCAAGCTCACCCTCGCCCATCTCCTCGGCCAAATTAGTGTCGAATTCGCTATCCTCCGAATCCGGCTCTAGAACAATCTCCATATCCCCCATACCAATTGTTACGGAGTCAGGATTCTCGATCTCAATCTCAAGTGGCTCTGCGCCAATAGAGGTTGGGTCTAATATCTTATCAATGCTCATAACGGACCTTTAGTAATACGCTCGTTTTTGTCTATAAATAGGCTCGTCATACTCGTCAGAATCAAGACGAATAAACCCACCTTTACGGTATCGCAGTAGCGCCTGAGTCATAGAGTCAACTAAATCATCGTGTTCGCCAGAGGGAAAGCTGGCTACTTCCTCTACTAATTCTTCAGCCCATCGAGTATTAGGTACCCAAACACGACCGGACGCAAATATATCAGCTACGGCATTTAAGCGAGCTATCTTGTCGTTGCCCTTTGAAGGCGTAAATTCCTGCACTGGGATGCCCATAGCCCGAAGCTCGTATATGAGCGGTGATCCAGCAGCCTTCGCTTCAACAATAAGGCTATCTACGTCCCACTCACGAAACTCTTCTTGGGCCTTTAGCTTTAACTCAGGAAACTCCATGCGCTTCTTAAAGGAGTTAAGCAAAATGATATTGGCTTGTAGCCTGCCAGTATCATCCTCCATATTAAAAACACCCCACGTAGTACAGGCAGAATAGTCAGCCCGCTCGCTTTTTAAGAACGCGGTGTCCCATGACTGAATAATAAACTCGCAGGGGGGAGGGGAGTCTTTATCCCAAGTTTTCCACCACTCTCGCTTAATAATGGCCGATACGTCGGAAGTGGGGTTCTGCTGGTACTGCGCCTGCCATTTAGAGTTAGGCAGCTCATCATGAAGGGCCGATAGCTCCTCGATACTCCAGAACTCAGGCCAAAGAGGGGCACCGCTTGGCATAATCGCCGGGAACTCAATGACCTCCCACTCTTCACCGCCGCGTTGGGCGCTGGCTTTAAGCACCTGCCCGGTAAGATCCTTCTGGGACCACCGAGTCATAACAATAACAATAGACCCACCCGGCTGAAGACGCTGCCGGGGGCCGGAGGTGTACCACTCATAGGTCTTGTCGTAGACCTCTGGGTTTACTTGGGCTAACGCAGCCTCTTGTTCAGAGTGCGGGTCGTCGATAATGAGCAGATCCGCCCCCTTACCGGTAACAGCACCGCCCACACCGATAGCGAAGTAGTCACCAGCCTTGCTGGTGTTCCATCTACCGGCTGCTTTTGAGTCCGCTTGAAGCGAAAGTTCGGGGAAAATCTCGTGATAAACGTCAGAATCGACCAGATTTCGCACTTTTCGGCCAAAACCAACCGCTAATTCAGCTGTATGGCTGGTTTGGATGACCTTTTTGTGCGGAAACTTCCCCAAAAACCACGCCGGAAGCAGATAAGAGGCGAATTCTGACTTGGTATGCCTAGGCGGCATGTTAATAATCAGCCGTTTTAGCTCGCCGGAGGCCACGCGCTCAAAGGCAGAGGCCATGATCTTATGGTGCCGACCGGAAATGAAGGTTGGCCACACTCTTTCCACAAACTTAATGAACTTGTTACGAGATAGCTCTTGCTGTTTTAGCTTCTCCAACTTCAAAAGCTGTGCTTCTAGAAGGCGCAGCTCCGCCTCTGTCAGTTTGTGAAGCACCTTGGGGATGTCTTTGAGGCTCACATCTCCCATAGCGGGGTTGGCTTTCACTCCTGAGGTTCCTGATCAGAAGTATCTTCCAGTTCGTTAATGAGCGGCTCAACGTCCACAACATCAGTATTAAGCAGCCGCTTGATCCGGGCTTTGATACTGCTCTCAAGATCCTCAGACGACTTGTGATTGACGGTGATCTCGCTGCGCTCAGTAAATAGCCCAACGTCGCTGTGCTTGCCGAGTAGCTCCAAAGCTTTTAGCTCCAGTTTCGGATCGCCGCAGTCGCTTATTTTGAGCAGCTTGTTGGTGATGTAGTTACGCGCTTGCTGCACATCCACAAACGCTTGGAAATCAAACTGCTTTACGAGTACTGACGCGGCCTTTGCCTCAGCAGGGGAGGTAATGTGCTTAGGGTAGTCGCTCGTCCCCGCGCCGTTTATAAGTGCAGCCGCCTTGTGCAAGTCCCCGTCTGTGTAATCGATGCCGCCACCTAGCTCTTCAATCAGGTTAGCGGTGTTCACAGCTACGGCAATCCCGTCCTTATGTGTCTTAGGCTGCTCGATACTGAGGTCGAAAGGAACGGGAATATTGGATGTAGGTTTCAGTTCAATCATTGGGGGTCTGTAGCCAATGCTAGAAATACACCGCGAATGTAACACAGGAGGTTGGGACTCCAATAGGGGGGTGTTTATATAAATAGGGGTTTGTGCCTACTGGGAAAAAATAATAGGGGGGAGGGGGGGTCTGAAACTGAAAAAGGAAGGGGGGTACCTCCGAAACTGAAAACTGCGCGGTGACTGTGCAAA